ATCCACTGCCAGCGAGGCCGTCTTTCTGTGGAAATCGTAATCCCATATAGCCCCCGACCTTTGCAGGCTGCTCTCCACGCTGAGATGCAACGCAAGCGCTGGGGCGTCATTGTTAGCCATCGCCGCTTTGGCAAAACTGTGTGGGCCATCAATCACATCCTGCGCGACTGCATTATGTCGCCACATCCGCGACCCCGTTATGCTTATATGGCGCCCACCTTTCGCCAAGCCAAATCGGTAGCTTGGGATTACCTCAAAGAATTTGCTGGCAAGATCCCCGGCGTGACCTTCCACGAAACTGAACTCAGATGCGACTTACCCACTGGCGGCAGGATCAGCCTACTTGGCGCTGAGAACTACGAAAGCCTGCGCGGCTTATACCTTATGGGCTGCGTCATGGATGAGTACGCCAGCATTTCGGAGACTGTGTTCCCTGAGATACTCAGGCCAGCTTTATCTGATCACAAAGGCTGGTGCTGCATGATTGGCACACCTGCTGGACACAACGCGTTCTTTGATCTGTACGAAAAGGCATCTGTCGATGACGATTGGCTTTGCGTTGTTAACAAGGCGTCAGAGACTGGCATCTTGGATCAAGAAGAATTAGCCGCTGCTAAAACGATGATGAGCGAAAACCAATACGCTCAAGAATTTGAATGCAGTTGGACAGCAAATGTTGCTGGCAGCATATACGGCAAAGAGTTGGAAGCCGCGCAAACTGAGGGCAGGGTCTGCAACGTCCCGTATGACCCGGCACACAAAGTTGACACGTTTTTTGACCTCGGCATTGGCGACAGCACCAGCGTTTGGTTTACCCAAACTGTCGGCAGGGCAATCCATGTCATCGATTTCTACGAGGCGCGCAACGAAGGCTTGCCGCATTATTGCAAGATGCTGACTGACCGCAGATATGTTTATGGCGATCACCATGCCCCGCACGACATTGAAGTCAGAGAGTTGGGCTCAGGCAAATCACGGCGCGAGGTTGCTTGGGATCTTGGCTTGAATTTCCGGGTAGTGCCTAAGCTACCTATTGAGGACGGCATTCACGCAGCACAGATGTTGATACCCCGGTGTTACTTTGATCGCGAGAAAACCAAAGACGGCTTAGAGGCGTTACGACAATACCACCGGGCTTATTCAGAGAAAACTAGGTCGTTCAGAGCATCCCCAGTTCACGACTGGTCATCTCATGCGTCAGACAGTTTCAGATACCTTGCCGTTGGTTTACGGCAACCCCGCGATCACCAGCGTGTTCCGCAGCGTCAGGCTGTCATGGAATACAACCCGTTCGCGGCATAAGGAGAGATAGATATGGGTGGAATGGCATCAGCAGCGGCTAACGATGTAAGCAATGCTTTTAATTATAAAAACCTTCCTGCAAAAACAGCAGCAAGGCACCGCGCTAAAACTAACGCCACCGTTGCCCGTGAAGAGGCGCGCAACAACCCCTCTGCTTTATACAAAGAAGATGACCGCCCCCGCCAATCCGCACCACCTCGTGCAGCCCCTGCCGTCAACTACGGCATAGCCCCGGTAGCCGCTGCCCCATCTGTGCCTGATCCTGACGCGATTGGCGAAACTGAGCAAGCCTTGCTTGACCAGCAGAAAAAAGGCCGCTCATCCACGATACAGACCAGCGCCGCCGGGTTGCTGTCTGACGAGGATAGCACCCGCAAGAAGCGCTCACTTATGGGGAGCCTGATCACATGATGTACAAAAAGAAAAACATCGCTGGCGAAATGGGTGCCAAGGCATCCCAGCCAGCCAAGCGCCGCCAGACTGTTGATCCATTGGAGCGCGCTAATCAGAAGATGGAAGGCAGAATGAAGGGCGGTGATCCCAAGAAGGCCAAGCGCAAGTCAATGATGTCAAGCTACGGGCTGTCCTAATGCAGGTATCCCCAATGATTGCCAATCTTGATCGGCGCTTTAAGCAGTTGCAGTCTCAGCGATCTAATTGGGAAAGCCATTGGCAGGAACTGGCAGATTATATGCTGCCACGCAAAGCCGAGATAACCCGCAAGCGCACGCAGGGCGATAAGCGCACCGAACGCATCTTTGATGGCACGGCGATCCACGCTGTAGAACTGCTGGCGTCTAGCTTGCATGGTATGCTCACGTCACCATCTACACCGTGGTTCAGCATGCGTTACCGCAACCCGGCATTGCAGGGCGATGACGAAGCTAATGAATGGCTAGAGTTGGCCATCGACCAGATGTATCAGGCGTTCAATCGCAGCAACTTCCAGCAAGAGATCCACGAGTTGTATTATGATCTGGTGACGTTTGGCACTGCCGCCATATACGTCACTGGCGATAAAGAAGGCTTGCAGTTTA